GTCCGCTGAGGCTCCGAGAACGCTCGTGTCCATGTAGCCGGCGTTTCCGAGCCCGGTCAGAACCTGAGACGTGGCCGCCGCGGCACCAGATGCGGCCTGGAATTGAGGATTCTTCCCAAGCTCCATCTGCCGCCCGATGCTCTGCAGCGCTTCAGGGATTGCGATTCCGGCCTTGCTGATCTGCTGCATCAGCTGGTCGTAGGCTGGACCGAGCGCGGCCGACGCTGCAACAATGCCCTGCTCCGCAGCGATTGCGTTGAACGTCGCAGCGAGCAGCGCACCGCTCGAGCCGGCCTTGGCGGCCGTATCAGCAGGCAGCACTTCGATCAGTTTCTTGACACCGTCGACCGCTGACGACAGTTGACCAGAGATGAACTCCTTCATCTCTGGAGTAACCTCGCCAAGCTCGCGCGCGCGCTTGATCAGGGTGACGAGCGCCTTGTCTCCGATGTTGCCTGACTTCAGCGCCGCCTCGGCCACTTGGTTGAAGGCCTTGCCAAGCTCGGCGAGGCCCTGAGCAGCCGGGACGCTTCCGGCCTTGATGGCGTTCATCAGGTCGCTGATCTTTCCGGCGAATTCGCGTGGGTCCTTTCCGGATTCTCCGATGATCTTGCTGACATCTAGAAGCTCGGCCAGTGAGCGGCTGACGCCCGTCTTTTTGGCGATCTGCTCGATCTCCTTCGCGAGCCCTTCGGAGATGGAGACGCCCCAGGACTTGCCGACGTCGCTCATGATCTTCTTATATTCGGACTTGTGGAAGATGCCGACGATGCTCTTGACCACTCCGACGACACCGCTAGCCACTCCGATTCCGCTGCTGATCATGCCAAGGATGTCACCCTTCGCCGCAGCCGCACCGAAACCTTGAGCGTTCGTGGCGATCGACTGGAGAGCGCTTACGGCGCCTTGCGCTCCGGTGATGATCTTGCCGAACATGGAGTCGGCGCTGATTCCAAGCTGGCCGAACAGATTTCCGAGTTGGCCTAGGATGCTGGCGACACCAGCTAGCTTCTGCTGAATCTCTGCGTAACGCTGCGCCGTCTCGGCGGCCCGAAGCTGCTCCTCGGTGATTTTGTGCCATCCAGCAGCTAGGTTCGCGAGCGCGGCTTGCTGCGCCGGGTCCTTCGTGGCTGTCGCGATTTTCTCTATGGCGGCAATCTGCTCGGCGTTGGACGAGACGATGATGGACTTGCGAAGGTCCCATTCCTGTTTGAACGATAGCGTCCCGTCCCGCAAGCGGGCCTGCATCATGTCCGTGCTCTGGCGGTTTATGAAAAGCTCAGTCTGTGCGAACTGACGCGCGGCCTGCTCTTCCTCGCGCTTCTGATCAACGACGAGCTTCATTTGGTCCTTAACGTGCTTCTCGGCCTCCTTGAATTGCTCGTCCATGATCTTCTTGCCCTGGACAGCGGCCGACGTGCGCGCCTTCTGGAGAAGATTGGCGATCGTTTCTTGTCGCTTCGCCTCGGCATCCACGGCCTTCTGGGCTAGCTTCTCTTCCTCGGCGTGGCGCTCCATGCTCTGTTTCTGAAGCTCGTCGTAGTAGGCGGTCGGGCCTGCAATGCTCAACTCAGGCGGCTGAAAGATCGATGCATTTTTAAAGTCTGGACTCGTGACGTTCGGTAGTCCTTCATTCCCGAATCCGAGCGCGGTTTCTGTCAGGCTCCGAATCTGAGTCCCGGCCTTAGCGCCGATGCCAGCCGGATTCACTGCGCCAGTCAGCAGCCCAAAGAACCATCCGATGGCCGCCCTGTTTTCTTGGATCGCGCGCGCTAGGTCGCGGACACCGTTCCCGATATCGGTTATGGTCGCAATCAGTTCCGGAGAAGTGGCGACCGCAGAGAACTGTTTTTCTAGCTCGCTCCAGGCTGTCTTGGCCTCATCGAGCGCGTCATCCATCGCTCGCGCCGCTTCCTTTTGGTCGTCGGTAAGATTGACGAAGCGATCGCCAGCGGAAAGGTACGCTTCGAGCGCGATCTGCGCATCCGAAAAGGACCTTCCCATGAGCTTGACCGATAGAGCGTTGCGCTCCGAAACGTCGCTCATTTCGGCGAGCTTCGGAACGACCATCGCGAGCATTTCCTCCGGACTCGCCGCCTTCAGTTCGCGGAGTGAAAGGCCAAGGTCGGTCAGCGCCTTGCTGTCGTTCGCTACAGCTATCTCTAGCTTGGTCACGGCAGAAGTCACAGTGCTAAGACTGACTCCAGATTCCTGCGCCGCCTTGCCAAGACCCTCGAGCGTGCTGGTAGACAGGCCAGTCCTCGCCGCCAGCTTGTCGAGATTCTCGACATATTCAGCATTCGCGACGATTCCATCCGCTACCTGTTTGGCAACGCCCAGGACGGCCACGCCGAAAGCTGCCGCCGCTCCGCTTGCGATCTTGAAGGCAGTACCGGAATCGGCAATCTTGACGCTCCATTGCTCATAGGCATTCGTTAGGTTGCCTATCAAGGTGGAGTTTTTCTCGAATTCTGCAGCTGCCTCTTGAAGCGGAGCAATGAAGTCGGAGCGGTGCTCCGCAGGGACCTTCATCAAGGCGGTTAGAAATTCTTGCTGTTTCTCGGCGCTAGCACCGAGACGCTTAAGGGTTGCCTCGGCTTCGGCCGCAGTACGCTCTAGATTCTGAGCGTCAAGCTCTAGTTTGGCCTTTACGGTGCCGAGATTGACGTCACCCATCTATGCCCTCCGCGCCGCAGCGGAACGAGCAGCCAGCGCCAATCGAGACGGCTTCTCCGGCATATAGCCCGGTGGCGGGAAGTCTTCTAGGAAGCGTTCGAAGCTCTTGTCGTTGAAGGCCCCGAACGCGCACGCGATGATGTAGGTGCTCCATGCCGTCAGCAGGCAATGGCGATTCCAGACGCGCCGTTGGCCGCGCATCATCTCGAAAAGCTCGGCCGGCTGCATCCGATTGGCCCGCCGCGGCGGGATGCACAACTCCGCTGCTGCGTCGTCTAGCCATCGGTCAAGTTGCCTAAGCGGGACTAGCCCGTCCGCTTTAGCGGCTCGACCTTTGCCGGTCCCTCCCCGGCCTGAGCTTTTCCCGTGTCTGACCCTTCGTCGCTGGAGTCGTCATTGTCAGCTAGCTTAGGCGTCCAACCCAGGAGTCCGGACGCGAGCAGCCCAACGATGGTCTGCGACAGCGCAACGTAGACCGATCCTCCGGGCTTTTCGACGGCATCCTGAAGCCACCTCGAGACGGCATCCTCTGTGATCTTCGGGCCGTTGTGGCGCAGGCCGTAGAAGATCAGCGCTTCCTGAGCCTCGAGCCGGCCGCCAAGCGTTGGCTTGCCGTCCTTGACCGGGAATGCCATCTCGTAAACGAACGTGCGGATGTCGCAGTTGAAGCGCGCTTCGATTTCGACGCGTTCCTGTCTGGTGAAGCGGATCAGTCGAGACTTGTTTCCAAGCTCAACGAAATACTCCTTTGCCATTTCGCTCGGGGTCCTTTCTGGATTAGGCGAGCGCCATAACGAACGTCGAGAACTTCAAGAACTTGACCTTGATCTGCGCCACTTCGCCCGGCTTCTCATCGAGCACGTTCACGTCGCCATCGATCAGCGCACCAAGGGTCCACTGCGGGTTGTCGGTCGTCGCGACCGTGTTGTGCTTGCGCACGATCACGTTGAAGCCGGAGGCCTGCCACATCAGATTCAAGGCGGAGTTTCCCGTGAGGCTGGAGCTTGACGCGTTGTCCTGATAGCTGGTCGCCGTGTTCGCCAGCGTCGTCAGCAGCAGCCCAGTCGAAGAGCCTCCATTCGCCGCGCTGCGGTAGACGTTCTTCCCGGTTACGAACCAGTCGGGGCTAACCGGAATGGACGTCAGTAGAACCTGACTGCTGCTCGAGGTTGCCGTGATCGTCACCGACGCGTAGGTGCTCGGCGCCGTCTCGAAGGCTGGATACGTGTACGTCACCCAATAGCGGTAGGCGCCAAGGATCAGACTTCCGGTAGACGCCACGGTTGCCGCAGTCGGAGACGTCGCGGGGAACTTGGTCGTTGGATTGTTCTGCGCCAGCAGATGCGCGCGCAGCTGATTCTCGACCGAGCCCGTAGACAGGTCGTTGAGGAACGTCGCTTCGATCGAAGCCAGTCCTTCGCCGGCCCGGAAGCGCCGCGACGTGTTCCCGAACGTCGTGACGTCGCGGCTCTCCTGCCCGTCGTTCAGCGTGATCTGGACGCAGTGGTCCGATAGGTCTGTTCCGGAGATGGAGATGAAGCCATCCCATGAGACTTGAATCGCCACCTTCGGTCCTCCCTACGAAGAACTGGTGTAGATGTTGAACGAGCTATAAGGCATAAACTTCACCTTCAGCTGACTCACCTCTCCCGGCTTCTCGTCCAACACGTTGACGTCGCCGTCGATGATCGCCGTCATGTAGTATTCCGGGTTGTTCACGTTGCGCGCGGAGTTGTCCTTGCGCGCGTACACGATGAAGCCCGTAGACGCCAGCGTGATCAGCGGAGTGAGCGTCTGGTTCACCGATCCGGATGCCGTGTCGGACCAGAACGTCGCCTCGATCGAGGACGTTCCGAGCCCGGCGCGGAAGCGCCTGGAAGTGTCGCCCATCGCCGTCACGTCTCGGCTCTCCTGCCCGTCGTTGACGGTCAGGCCGACGCAATGGTTCGACAGGTCCACTCCGTTCACGAACAGGAGTGCGTTGTAGCTGACTACGATCGCCATGGTTTGTTCTCCTTCTTCACCCGCGAACCTTCATCGCTTCGAAGTTGATCGAGAAGTGGTGCAGTCCGTTCTGATCGTCCGGTGGAAAGCTGATCGGTGGTTGCAGCGCGCGCACGTGAAGGTAGCGCGTACCGCTCGAGCCGCTGAGCGTAGTTTCGCTCAAGTAGTCGAGCGCGTCCTTGATGTCCTCGGCCAGTTGTCTCGTTTCCTCGAATTCGGTAAGTCCACCATACACCGCGATATTGAAGCGCGTGATCTCTGCCACTGGCTCCGACAGGCTGGCTCCCATCGCGCGCAGGGACGGCCGGCCGCCGTATTCCGAAATCATGACCTGACGAACCGAAGACGAGGCATCCTCCGGGATCGGCAGCTTCCAGAGGTTGTAGCCGATCGAAAGCCCCGTAACCGACGAGCTTAGGTGGTTCGCGATGTCGTCTAGCAGCATCATCCACCATAGAAGGTTGCCGAGAGCTTGCCGCCGAGCGCGTTGCGGATGCGGTTGGCGATCCGTTGCAGCTGTCCAGCCTGCGCCTGCAGCACCGGAATTTCAAGAAACTTGAACTGGCCGATCGTCGCCCAATGCTTATATTTCTTCCCGGTTGGGCTCGTGCCTCCGGTCTTGCCGGCGCGCGGATTCTCATGCACGCTCGCCGCATAGGGTCCGGTATACCCGAATTCGATCGACACGCGGTCGCCTTCGATCTTGGCCGACTCGTCCACGAAGGCGTGTTCCTGCCGAAGCTCGCCCGTGTCGACCGGGACGAATCGCGCTTGGCTCTGGTTCTTGATGTCGTTAGCTTCCTCAAAGAGTGCCTGACCGGCTGCCTCAGGAAGACTCTCCGCGTAGTTCGCCAGCGCCTTCAGCACGCTATCCAGGCCGGCCACGGTGACGCGCGCATCCATCAGAGGTAAACCTCGAAGTGGTGCGGCCCCTCGTGGTCGTAGTGCGGCTGAACCGAGATGATCGGCGGTTGCTGCGGGTCGAACTGCACCGGGAGCGTGATCCTGTCGCTGATCCCGATGACGGCCGCGGTGGAGCCGTCCACGTCGTACATTGGAGTGAACATGCGCGTAGTCGACACTACGTTTCTCGAGTCCTTGTCCTTGACGAGCTTGTCCACGAATTCGATGCGAGCCCTGAAGGTAGACGACGAGTCATAGGTGCGGACGTTGTAGCCGTCGCCTCCAGTGCTCGAGGCAAGGTGCTCCACCACGATTCGATGGATCATCAAGGCCTCAAGCTGAGGATCTAGCGCCACTATTCCAACTCCTCGCGCTGGCTCGTCGTGTTCCTAGAGAGCCGCCCCACGTCGTCGTTGTCCAGCATGTCGACCCCGAACGAAGGCATGACCAAGGTCGTGTCCTCTTCGGTGGCGATCTTGTCCGCGACGAAGATCGCTCCGGCAGACGGAATCGCCGGGTCAACGATCGCTGAAGACTCCTGAATGGCTTCGGCGATCGTCAGCATTTGCTTCGAGCGCTGCGAGTACGAAATGCTAAGCTGCCCTTCCTTCAGGTCGGAAAGCCGCGACCATTCCGCGGCCTTCCGAGTCGCGCACAGGCTGGCAGCGCGCCGCACGTTGCCGCTCGCTTCCGACAAGGCAAACGTGATCTCTTCGTCGGAGAGTAGTTGGTCCGATGGGTTGGTGTCCCCGACGTAGAAACGCACCTTGTCGATGCTGCGCGGCATCGTGTCTTGATACGACCACGTCATCGGCTACCTCGTCGCCAAGTAAGAAAGGCTCATCGAGCCGGCCGCGCTTGAGGCGACCACCGAGAATCCTGCGATGCCGCCGAGCGACACGAACGGAAACAGGGTCGTCGCCGGGATCGTGAAGCCAGTCGAGTTTCCGGCCGTCGTCGTGATGTCCAGCAACAGCGAGTTGCCGGCCGTCAGCTGGTAGAGGTAGAGCGCCGTCGCCCTGAAGTTCGGATTCCCGCTACTGAACAGGACGGCGTTGCCACTCGTTGTGACCGTGATGGTCCCACTGAGGGGCATGGCGTCTAGCTCAACTCATGGAAGATCGGATAGATCGCTCCCACCGTCGCCGCGGTCGTGTCGACCGTGAACGTCAGCGTTCGATACGTGTCCGTGCTCGCAACGACGTGGTTCTTCAGGACCGTGACCGCGGCAGACGTGCTCGCGACGAAGTACGAGCCATAGGTGAAGTTCAGGGTCGCGTGAGAAGTGCTCGCGTTCATGACGTAGGTTCCGGCAGCGCCGATTG